GTCCGGACCAGCAGAAAGATTGCACGGGTCGGGTGGTTTTAGAAAACATCGACGGGTCAAATCAGTTTATGACTATCGTCGAGCGCAGCCGTAAGAACGGATTGTCTGTGCTGGTGAACGGTGAGGATCTGGTCAAAGGGCTGCGCCGCCCGGACCGGCAGAAGTACCTTGAAGAGCAGATACTCGGTTTCAACGAAAGCGTGTTCCGCGCCGCGTGTTATTTTAGCCAGAAGGATCTGACCATGCTGACCGGCATGACCGACGGCGACCGTACAGATATGATCACGGCGCTGCTTGGGTTTGAAGAATACGACGACATGTACATAAAGACCGTGGACAAACAGAAGATGCTGCTGAAAGATATCGAGCAGAAGCGCGGCGAGCAGGCGTGTGACGATAACACGCTGTCCGGGGTAGCGGGCAAGCTGTCTGTGTTGTTAGATATCATCCACGATCAGGAAGCAGAAGCGAAAAAGGCTAGGCTGGAGAGCGACGTCGCTGAAAAGAATGTGCAGGCAGCTCGGGTGGAACTGCAAAAAGCCAAAGCGGAAACAAAGTTCTTTGATACGGAAGACTACACGCATGCCGCGGACGATCTGTCGGAGAAAGAAACCACGTTGAGGAATTTGGTCGTGGATGTGGACAATAAGATCGACACGTCCGATTTGCCGCAGGAGATCAGCTTGACACAGACCGACTTGCGTATGGCAGAGCGCGCGGTGAAGGAGCTGGGCGCGCAGACGGAACAATACAAGCAGGATGTGGCTTTTACACAGCTGCCTAACGCCGAAGCGATCGCTGAAGCGCGGCGCGCGGCCGACAAGTATCGGGCGCAGGCAGAATCGTATCAACGGACAAATAACGCCGTACAGGCAGAGATCGACCGCGTACGCAGCCTCCAGCAGGGGCAGTGCGCGAATTGTGGCGCGCCGATAACCGGCGACAGCATCAAGGCGCTGCTGACAGGCAAAGAGCAGGCGCTTGCCATAGGCGTGGAAACTATGCGGGGATTGGATGAGCAGGCGCGCGCGGCGCAGGCGCAGGCGAAGATAATGATCGAGACCGGAAGGAAGGAGTTGCTAGAAAGCACGCTGCGCCGGTTGAATGATAAGAACGTAGAAAAGGAAAAGCTGGCGTCCCGGTTACGCGATCTGTCAAACACGCTTGCCGGTCTGGAACGCGAGCGTGAAGCGTACCAGCAGAAGCTGCAGGACATCCGCAACGCCAAGGACGAGCTGGCTAAACGGCGCGCGGAAAACGACCGCCGGGCGCGGGAAGCGGAACGCAAAGCCGCCGATCTGCAGAGTAAGGTCAAAGAATACGAATCGCGCAAAGATTATTACGATAGCGTGATCGTGAAGGCGAAGGACTACATCGAGCAGACGCGTAAGCAGACAGGGCTGTTGGAGGAAGAAAAAGCCGCGATAAAGACGCGGATAAAAGAAGCGGAACGCGCCGTGCTGCGGGCAAATGAAAGCGTCGAGCGTCTGGAGTTTTGGAAGACAGGGTTCTCATCCAAAGGCATCCGGTCCGTGCTGCTCGACCGCTTTTGTAACGAGTTTAACTTCCTTGTGAACAAGCACCTGACCATGACCAGCGCCGGTGCGATGAGCATCGTGGTCAGCCCGACGTCTGAAACCAAAGGCGGCGAGCTGCGCAACAAGATCGGGCTGGCGATCAAGATCGGCGGCATGGTGTCCGTGTACGAGGCTTTGTCCGGCGGCGAACAGCGCAGGGTGGACATCGCGCTGTGCCTCGCATTGAACGAATGGGTAAGTTTAAAATACAACATGCCCTACGGTCTTTTAGGCGTGATCGTCATGGACGAACTGTTCTCCGATCTGGACAAGACCGGCGAGGAGTCCGTAGCAAGCGTGCTGGCAGAGGAGTCCAAGAAGCGCGCGATAATAATCATATCGCACACCGGTGAGATGGCCAGTCACGCCGATAGGGTCTGGCTGGTGTCCAAGAAGGATCATGTGTCATCTTTGTGCGTTAACGAGGAGGTATAACATGCTGGTGATCATCGCCGTCTTTTTATTTATTTGGCATCTAAGTATATGGCTTTTGTCTAAGGGAGTGATCTTCGTGGCGAAGGAACTGTTCGCCGTGGACTGGACAGGCAAGTTTTGGGCGGTGTACATCGGGCTGGCGGCGATTTGGTACGCGCTCAGTTTGGTACACCATAGTATTACCCTAAAAAGGAAATAGATGATCATGCACGAGTTTAATAAGATCATGACGGTGCGTTCATGGCTGCTGACCCAAAAGATAACGCCATACAACTGCAGACCGATGCAGTCGTGTTTTATGGATAAGATCTGCGCGTTGCAGTATGACGAACGGACCGAGACATTTATGGGAACGCGGGAACTGACCGAACAGGATTGGGCAACGATAGATTTTTTACACGAGCAGATACAGCGTTGGATCCAGCTGGATCGTAAGTTAAAAGAGATGAACAAAGGAGGATTGCATGGCGCCTGATGAAATGCTTATTTGCGTTGGGATCGACGGTGGCAAGGACGGGGCGGTGGCGGTCAAAGTACAGGGTTCGCCGTTCGTTACTTTTTACGACACGCCGACATACGAAGTCAAGAAAGCCAAAGGCATCAAGCGCGAGTTCGATGAAAAGTCCATGCGCGCGATCGTCGCGCCGTTTTGCGGTAAGAACGTTTTGGTGTTTTTTGAGAAGGCGCGTCCAATGACCAAACAGGGAGTAACCAGCATGTTCTCCACCGGTGAAGGGTACGGGCTGTGGCGCGGAATACTGACCGGTCTGGCAATACCCTACGAGATCGTGGACGCGCAAAAATGGCAGAAGGTCATAGGATTTATCCACGGTGACCCGAAAGGGCAAAGCTACCAGATAGCGTCAAGATTGTTTCCCGAAGCGGAACTGAAAGGACCTAAAGGCGGGATCAAGGACGGGCGCTGCGACGCCGCGCTGATCGCGTACTACGGGGAAAGGATATCCAGAGGTAGTGTATGAGTCAAACCGGCCGCTTGTGCCATACAGAAAAGGCGATAAAGTATGACAAGATCGCCAAGGCGTTCCACAAGCACCGCGGCGATGTACAGCGTGTGATGGACGAAGTGGGGATGCCGCGCGAATACGTCGTGGACGTGATCGAACGCCTGCGCAGGCAGTCGTCCTATGAAGTGTCCAAGATGGTCGTGGACGCGATCATGCAGCGGGTACTGGAAGGATACAACTCGCGGGTGACGCACCTGACTGACACGCTGCACTACCTCGACGGCAGGGAAAAAACGATCGTGTCGCTGTGCTGCCACGCGCCGGTAGGTATCGGCGGCAACGGAAAATACTACTGTGATAAGTGCAAGCGGCGTACAACGACCGTTACCGCGACCGAAGAGATGGTGGTCAAGCTGAAACAGGAAGTCATAACATGCCTGCGGGAGGAAGACATCGCGCTGGTAGCCTGCGCGGACAAGATGCGGTACACAGAGAAGTTCTCGCCGATCATGGCAAAAGCGGACAACGTCAACTCCAAGCAGAAAGGCGTGTACGCGCTGCCGCCGGAAGCGGACCGGCTTAGTCCGATGGGTACGCAGTTGCTGATCAGCAGGATAACGCAGGAGATCGGTATCGGGGATGAAAGGAAGAAAGTCATAGACGCGCAAGAACAGACGGAGGTTGATGATGGCAACGGAAAAGGCGGCACAGAGTGAACAATGTTCCCGATGCGGACACGCGGAGTTGTACACGATAGTCAAAGAGCGAAACATCCCGTTCGTCTGTCCCGGCTGCGGCGGGCTTCTTTTTAAGTACACGCCTTTGAGCGATAAAGTCTTTATTTGGGTAGAACCGCTTCCGGAAAAAGCGGGCAGCATCTACCTGCCCGATGAGTACTTCATCGGCGGCAACACTCGCTGGAAGATGGCGGGGCTGCCCAAAGGCACGGTGCTCGCGGCCGCGGATGGATACTGGCATCCCAAGAAAAGGAAGCATATCTCGCGGCACAACATACTCAAGCCCGGTGATCTGGTCACGTTTAACAAGCTGCTGCTTGTCCGCTCACCCAGCGAGTTGGTCGATAACAACGGAAACGTGCAAAAAGTATTTTTGATGGGGTATGAAGACATCTACGGATTCGTTACCGAATAACGAAGTACGCCTTCGGCATTTACGCGATCAACTGGTCGACCGGATCTACTACGAGAAGCCGGTCGATCCGATATTATTTTTGACCGATAAGCACTATTTGGGCGTGTCGACCAACGGCGGACAGACGATATACCCGGGATGGTTAGCGGAGATCAAGAAGATATTCGGCAGCGAACGGCGGTACATAATCATACTGACGGGAGGAATTGGTTGCTACTCCGGCGACACCGAATATTTATCACCGGAAGGATGGAAAAAAATATCCGAGTACACCGCGGGAAAAGTGGCTCAGTTTAATTTGGATGGGACAGTTGAGTTTGTCCAGCCGAAAGAGTACATCAAAAAACCGTGTGATAAGATGATCCGTTTTCATCATCAAGCGGGGATGGATCAGTTGGTTAGTGATGGACACAGAGTTTTGACTTTTGGTAAGAAAAACAGGCCGCACGTCATGTCCGCCCGAGATTTGTATGATCGTCATCATCGAAACGCATGCGGATGTAAAGCGCGGATACTAACTGCTTTTAAGTTACGCAACAACACACAAATGGAACTTACTGATGATCAACTGCGTTTACAAATAGCTGCCATGGCAGACGGATGGTTTTATCGAGATAAGTGCCGTGTGCGCGTTAAGAAAGAACGTAAGATAAAAAGGATGTGGTATTTATTGCGCAAAGCCGGGGTTAAATATCATTATCATTTAGATACGGATAAGCACGCGTCTTTTACTTTTAGCCCGCCGATAGCTTCTAAAAATTTCACAAAAGAGTTTTGGGCGGCGTCTTTTCAACAAAGAGAAGTAATATGCAGTGAGGTGCCCTTTTGGGATGGAACGCACAAACCTAAAGGAAATCGCGGAGTGGCTTACTTTTGTCAGTGTCAGGCGGATGCTGATTTTATTCAGTACTGTTTTGTTTCTGTAGGGCGCAGGGCTTCCATACTTAAATACGATCGTGGATACAAAAACAAAAGTTATGTAGTCAGGGTAGTGGGCAAAGGACGATCGGGTAATTATGTCAACATAGGATCGCGTAAAGAAAACGCGGCCATAGAAACAGCGCCCGATGGGTTCAAATACTGCTTCGAAGTACCTTCTTCTTTTTTGGTGATGCGTCGTAATGGATGTGTTTTTGTTTCGGGAAACACGGGCAAGACGACCATCGCTGTCTACTGCATGGCGTACGTTTTGTACCGCATGCTTTGTCTAAAGGATCCGTGGGGATTTTTTGGCAAAAGCCCGGTCGGCAAGATGTGCGTTTCGTTCTTTAACCTGACCAAGTCGCTGGCGCAGTCCAAAGGATATGGCACGTTGATGGAAGTGCTGTCGCTGTCGCCATGGTTTCAGGAGAAAGCATCGATGACCGTGCGGCGCACCAGCGACATACAGGTGAACATGCCGCTGTTTGAATGGGCGCTCTACTCGCCGTACAGCCACGGATCCGGCGGCGTGTCCAAGGATCTGATCACGGCTTTGCTGGATGAGCTGGACAGCCCCAACGAATCAATGGGGCAGAAGAAGCGGGTGATGCAGGCGTACGAAAGCGGGCTGCGCCGTTTTGAAAGCCGCTTTGTTGTGGACGGAGCCAGCCTTGGCAAGATCTTTCTAGTGTCGTCCAAGCAGGACGAGCTGTCGTTTTTAGAAGCATACGCCGAGAAGATGAAGGACTCGCCCAACGTGTTGGTGATCGACAAAGCGCCGTGGGAAGTCAAGCACGCCAGCTCGTACAGCGGGGAAACATTCCGCGTCTGCATCGGCGACGCGTACCATCCGCCCAAGATAATAGAAAACGAAGATGAAGTGACCAAAGCGCTCAAGGACGGGTTTGACATCGAGACCGTGCCAGTCGAGTACCAGTCGTACTACCAGAACGACATCGTCGGCGCGCTGCGCGATTTCTCCGGAATAGCCGTGCGCGGCATCCGCCGGTACAAGCTGATACCGTCCGAAACACAGATCACCGCCTGCTTTGATGAAAGTAAGCAGGACCCGATCGGCGGCACGATCATGACCGGCTTGCAGGACGATAACAACTGGTACAGCATATTTCAGATGGACAAGCTGCGCGTGCCTCTGCATGTGCCGCGCGCGCTGCATCTGGATATCGCGTTTCAGAACGACGCGTTGGCGCTGTCGTCCAGCTGCGTCAGCGGCTGGGTATCCACGCATGTGCAGCAGGAGGACGGGTCGATGCGCGCGGCTAAAGCGCCGGTGATCGAAACTGATTTTGTCCTGCGGGTCAAAGCCAAGGAAGGCGACCGGATACCGTTGGACAAGGTGCGCAAGTTCATCCTCGACCTCAAAGCCAGCGGGATGCGCATAATGATATTCACCGCCGACTTGGTACTGGCATCCGAAGACACGATGCAGATACTTGCCAAGTCCGGCATACCGTCGGAATACTTTTCTGTAGACCGCGACACGAAGGCGTACATGGAACTGCGCAACCTGATACTGGAGAAGCGCTGGGTATGCCACCGGCACAAACATCTGCTGTTTGAATTAAAGCACCTTGAGTTTGACCGCGATAGAAACAAGATCGACCACCCT